TTGAACTGCTACACTGGGAATATGATGGATTCGAATACAATGAAATAGCAGACAAGAAGCCTATTATGGAGGAGTTCCTATTGAATCAGGACTGGGACGAACGGGCACATGTAATGTTGGAACGCAAGGAAGAATGGCATAAACTGGGCTTTTTTGAACAGAGCGAGTGGAAAACCAAGTTCTTTGGCATTGAAAAAGAACGTTTTAAGATGGTGCTGTGGAAATAAATACATCAAATGAGCTCGATACCCTACAACTACGGCAAATACATTAGTGATAAAGTTGCACTACGGGACCAAGGACACGTGGATTCGGCCAAGCAAATAAGCTCACCGGCCAGTGCTGGGAGCAGGGGACTAGCAAAAACTACACAATTTACAAATGATCCAACACAGATGAAAATGGGAAATACACCGATTGCAGAATCAATGGTGGAGATAAGAAACATTTTAAACAGGATCGACGGTGTGAACGTGCCGGTGCAGGAAAAACGTGACAACAGCGACATAGATATTAGGAAATTATTAGTGGACATCAGTTCCATGAAAGACAGGATCGCAGAATTGGCCATAGATGACGATGCAAAAACATCGGCCTTCACAGCACTTGCACAGGTGGAAGATGACATAGCACAAGAAATACAAGGGAAATTTCCAGAAGCGGTCAAGGAAGACCTAGACTACAGGAGCGAGGACATCCTTAACAAGGCCGGATTCGATCCAGCGGACATAGACACCTACATGAAAGTTTTCAATGACCACGGTGACACATCAGACCTAGATCAGATGAACATGAAAGAGAAAGTTGGACTCGCAGAGGTCATGAGTATTGTACTTGCATCACATGGCATACAGAATGAATCCTACGAGCCATTTCCAGAAGAGGACGAGATGACGTTTGAGGACGACGATGCATTCTATGAAGCGTTCGGTGAACTTGGTTTCCCAGAAGACGAAACAGAATTATTTGACGCTGAGTATAGAGGCAGAAAAGTACCACTCAACAAACCAATGAGAGGTGATGTTAAGAAATTTAAAGTGTATGTCAAAGATCCAAAAACAGGCAACGTGAAGAAGGTAAACTTTGGACACGGTGGAAGTTCGGCGAGGAAAGCCGGGCAGAAGACAATGAAAATCAGAAGGTCTAATCCAAAAGCAAGAAAAAGTTTTAGGGCAAGACACAACTGTGCCAACCCAGGACCAAAGACAAAGGCAAGATACTGGAGTTGCAGGAAATGGTAAAGATCAAAGAAGTAGAGGGACTTACAGAAGCAGAATTTGAAATATTCGCAGAGAAGAAAGATGCCTGCTATCACAAAGTCAAAGCAAGATACAAGGTTTGGCCTTCGGCTTACGCCTCTGGTGCTCTAGTGCAGTGTCGTAAGAAAGGCGCGGCCAACTGGGGTAACAAAAGTAAGAAGAAATGAAAATAAACGAGCTGAACGAATCACCAGACAGAAATTATGTCAATCTTCCCAAAGAAGACATCGAAAGGCTACGACAGAAATTCCTTCCAGATTGGGAGTACAAAGATAATAGTCTACAAAAGAGATACAAGTTTGAAGATTACTTTGAGGTAATTGAATTTTTGATTAACACAATCAAACCACAGGAGAAGTTAGATCATCACGCTGACCTTGGAGTGTTCTATGATGAAGTGCTTGTGAAAATATACACACACAGAACAAACGACGTCACAGACTATGACTTCATGGTGGCCTTACAGATGGACATGATAGCCAAAATGAAACATGGTGCTATCAATCCAAATTACGATCTAAATGCACTAGTTGATGAAGGTACCAGATGTTGGAAAGGTTACATGCGTAAAGGATTCAAAACTATGTTTGGTAAAAGGGTACCTAACTGCGTTAAAAGAGAAGGCAGATATTTTGTGAATGACGCCTTTGGCGAACAGGTTTTTGAGTCTGCTGTCAAAGAAGATGCACTGAATTTCTTGAGGCAAAATTATTTAGATCTAAAAACATGTGCGATCCATGACAACGTAAATGAATCACATCATTCAGGACTACGAGCTTGGTTCGGAAAAGGCAAGAAAGGCGGAGCCGGAGGTGGTGGTTGGGACAGATACAACACCAAAGGGGAAAGAATTGGCAAATGTGGCGATAGAAAAAAAGGCGAAGGCAAACCTAAATGTTTATCCAAAGCCAGAGCGGCCTCACTGAGAGCATCCGGTGGCAAGAAAGCCATAGCGGCCGCTGTAAGAAGAAAGAGAAGAAAAGACAAGAATCCAGAAAGACGTGGTAAAGCAATCAACGTCGCAAATAAGAAAAAGAAAAAATAATTTGCAATCAAGCAAATTTTGTTATATACTTGTTGGATAACAACAGGAGAAACAAATGGCAGTAAGAAACTTCAATGACGCAGAAAAACAGAAACTAATACAGATAATTTCACAAGGATCACAGGTACTAGGTGAAGTGGAGGATCTCAGAGCAGGACTCAGGGACACCGTCAAAGCAATAGCAGAAGAACTGGAACTAAAACCAGCACTTATCAACAAAGCGATATCGGTTGCACACAAAGGCAACTACCAAAACATCGCTGATGAGATGGACACGCTGGAAAGCATACTAAACACAGCCGGCAAACTTTAGTGATTAGACTACTCAAAGAATTTTGGGTAAACAGTTACAAAACAGATTCCACAGCATTTTGGCTTGAACTGTTTTCTGTAGTTGTTACCGTCCTGGGATCCGCGGTGTTGACTTTCACCTCGCCAGAGCCTATAATGAGTATTGTGTTTCCATTGTACTGGCTTGGATCAAGCACGATGTGTCTGGCCGGATATAGGCGTAGACTAGTTTGGATTGCTTGCCTTACTGGTTGGTTTACAATAATGAACACAATAGGATTGTACAAAGTATTCATACAATGAGCTACATAGACGCACTATACAAGAAAGACGAAGACAAGATATACGTTGTAGAACGTGATCCGAAAAAAGGACGTGTGTTCGTTGAATATGACGCAAGGTACGTGTTCTACTATCAAGATGCAAGGGGAAAACACAGATCCATGACTGGCGAACCATTGCAGAGAGTGGTCTGCTCCACAAATAAAGAATTCATAAAAGAGCAACGTATAAGATCAAACAAGCAACTTTATGAACATGATATCAATCCAGTGTTCAGATGTTTGGAAGAGAATTATCTCGGTAAGGAAACTCCAAAACTGAATGTAATGTTCTTTGATATCGAGGTTGACTTCGATCCAGATCGAGGTTATTCCACAACAGATGATCCGTTCATGCCCATAACTGCCATAAGTTGTTACATGAGCTGGACGGATCAACTGGTCACCCTGGCAGTGCCACCAAAGACAATCAGCATGAAAGATGCAGAAGAACTGACAAAGAGATTTGAAAATACAATGCTGTTTGAAAACGAGAAAAACATGTTGGACGCATTCCTACAACTGGTCGAAGACGCTGACATACTTTCAGGTTGGAACTCCGAGGGATATGATATTCCATATACCGTTGGAAGAATACAAAAAGTTTTAAGTGGAGATGACACAAGGAGATTGTGTTTCTGGGGCGAGAAGCCAAAGAGAAGGGTGTTCGAAAAATACGGCAGAGAACAATTAAGTTTTGATCTCGTTGGTCGTGTACACTTGGACTTGCTGGAACTATACAGGAAGTACACATATGAAGAAAGACACAGTTTCAGGCTGGACGCAATCGGAGAACACGAACTTGGTGAAAAGAAGACCGTGTATGAAGGCTCACTTGACAGTCTGTACAAAAATGATTTCGGACTGTTCATAGAGTACAACAGGCAAGACTGCGCCCTTTTGGCTAAACTGGAGAAGAAACTGAAGTTCATTGAACTTGCCAACGAGATAGCACACCAAAACACAGTGTTGCTACAGACCACAATGGGTGCTGTGGCAGTTACAGAACAGGCCATAGTGAATGAAGCACACAGACGTGGAATGCAGGTGGCAGGAAGAAAATACAAGAAAGATGGTGAAGAAAACCAACCAGCGGCTGGAGCCTACGTGGCTACCCCAACAAAGGGCATTCATGATTGGATAGGCTCCATAGATATCAACTCGCTGTATCCTAGTGTGATTAGGGCACTTAACATGGGGCCTGAGACAATAGTTGGCCAGATACGTCCGGTGATCACATCGGCTGAGATTAACAGGGCCAAACACGCAAAGAAATCATTCGCGGCCGCATGGGACAGCCAGTTCGGGAGTTGGGAGTATCAGGCTGTGATGAATCAAGAGAAAGGCACGGAAATAATTGTAGATTGGGAAGACAAGACCAGTGTGAGGATGAGTGCCGCACAACTATATGAAATAATTTTTGATGGCAACAACAAATGGATGTTGAGTGCTAACGGAACTATATTCACATATGAGTATGAAGCAATAATTCCAGGATTGCTAAAAAGGTGGTACGCAGAACGACAAGAGATGCAACAAAAAATGCGTGACTGTGGCGATAACGAGATTGAAAGGGAATATTGGGACAAAAGACAACTGGTCAAAAAAATTAATTTGAACAGTCTGTATGGTGCGATATTGAATCCAGGTTGCAGATTCTTTGACATAAGAATCGGGCAGTCAGTGACGTTGACTGGCAGGTGTATCACAAAACACATGGCCAGCAAAGTAAACGAGATTGTTGCAGGCAAGTATGACCATAAAGGAGAAAGCATTGTGTATGGAGACACAGATTCTGTGTACTTCACTGCACATCGTACACTAAAGAAAGAAATACAACAAGGATCGATACCATGGACTAAGGATTCGGTGGTGTCCTTGTATGACAAGATATCTGATGAAGTCAACGGATCATTCAAAGCGTTTATGACCAAGGCGTTCCACACTCCAAGCACACGTGGTGAAGTAATTAAAGCAGGTCGGGAGTTGGTTGCATCAAAAGGATTGTTTATCACGAAGAAGAGATATGCAGTGCTATACTATGACAAAGAAGGTCACAGGACAG